TCTTTGACGCTGCTTCTCCGGGCGAAAAACATCGGAACTATGTTCTCACCCAGAAAGGTTTGGACTTTCTAAGATAGTTACAGGATCCACGGTGATTACACCGTCCTGTGTTGTTTGTTTGTTTGTTCCACACATCCTGTAACGGAAAAGGGCCACCGAACGCGGTAGCCCTTTTTTTTAACCCCTATATGTTGAACAATCAATCGATGTCTGTAACGATTGCAAGTGCGCCACCCTGACGTACCGCCACATCGAAGAAACGGTTGACGTGCAAAGTGATTTGAGCGTTACCTGCTGCGCTGAATGGATCGACCAACATGTCTATTCCACCGAAGTACGCGAGCAGTAAGCCCTGATTGAAGTTACCGAAAACAATCTGACCGCTACCTGCTTCGTCTGCATCAGCAACGTTTGCAATGTGCTTCGTGGCGTGAGCTTGGTAGCCGTTGAAACGGCCATTCTCGAACAACGGGCTGACGTTGCTTACCAATGGCAATGTCTTTGCAAGTGCGTAGGCACCGGGTGACATTACATAGTGGCAGTTTGCCAAGGATCCGCCGGCTTCGATGACCTTCTTCTCCAAATTGATAGCCAATGCAGCGTTTAACGTAGTTACGTTCGCTGCAGCTGTTCCTGCCGTAGACAGGTCAGAAACCTCTGAGGATCCGAGGATTTCTTTGAAACCTTCTCGGTCGATGAATTCGCCCATTTCCTGACGAATGTCATTTGCGATGAGTTGATCAATGGCCACGCCTCCCTGAAGGATCAATTGCTTGGAATACGTAGTTTTCGTAGCAACTCGGCGAGGTTGCATATTGATTTCATCCAACTCCAAACCTGCTGCAGTAGATGCTGTCACCTCGGCCTTTTCAACTGCGAGTGCAGGGTTTGCAATACGTGGAAACTTCAAGTTGCCTGTCGCTTGGATCGTTTGCACGCCCAAGTTTTGCAAGAAAGTAGGCTCACGCAATGCTGCAACGCTGAACGGAACGTCAGTTGCTACGGCACCCGATCCGTCACCTGTTGGTGTGGCTTGGAAATCATCCGCAGAACCGGCACGGAACGCGATTGAAGGAATTGAAATGGATCCGCTTGGTTGCAAACCCATGTTGCGCATTTCGCGTTGTCCTTCTTGCGTCCACTCGGCTTCAACACCTTCTAAGCCTCGGCCTACTGCCTGAGAAATGGCTCGAGAAAGGCTGAACTTGTGCTGAATGCTCTTTGCCTCCTTTTCTTCGCCCTTGCTTGCGCTGAAACCTGCAGCCATTCGAGCAACCATCTCTTGCTCGCGCTGCTTGTGCTGAATCTTTTCATCAATTTCGCCGATGAGTTCGTACAAACGGTCTGCACGTTCCTTTTCGGCTTCAGTCATACCGCGACCTTCAGAGTCGCAATGTTTTTCGATTGCAACGAACTCCTCGTAGTAAGCAGCACGTTGTCCTTTCAGGTCGTTGATATTCATGTTTTTCTTCTGTTTTGGTGCCTCAAATTTAGGCGATTCACGTTTTTCATTTTCTTCGGCAATTGGTTCGGTGATTTCTTCCACCTGAGGCTCTGCCGATGCCTCAATAATTTCCTGTGCAATTTGCGCCCCTTGAGCGTGATTTCGTGCCGAAACACTTGCTTGAGGGTAGGCCGGGTACGTGACTGCACTTACATCGAGTAAGGATCCTACCTTCACCACGCTTCGCAACGTGCGGTCTTCGCTCCATTCCTGTTCTGCGATTGTGAATGCGAAACTCGATTGCGATATGTCACCGCGTTTCACCATTTTGTACAAATCGCGCCCTTGTTGGGTGTCTGCTAACACAGCCTCGTATCGGAGTCCATGTTCGTCCTGTTCAAGTGTCAATGTTCCATTCGTTGTTCGCGCCAAAGGAACGCCTTCGTGGTTGACCAACAACCGAACATCGTTATCCATTACGTCATCAAATGCACCTCGATTGATTTGCTCTCGAAACAAGTGTAAATCGGTTTCTTGTTCGAAAACGGCTGCATAGCCTGAAATAACCATATCGGCACCTTCTGACGCTCGGATTTCGCCCGTTAGGATTTCGGCGTGTTCACCGAACCTTTTTTGTATTTCTTCTGATTTCATTCCGTAACGTTTTGTTCTTCAAAGTTAGGTGATACGGGTTGACTGATTTTTTCGGAGTAGGATCCGAAGTGATTCAGGTCAATTTGATTGAGTTGAATTGCGTACGTATCGCCTCCTGAAATTGGGTTCATGTCTTCAGCGTGACGTATTTCATTCGGTGAAATCGCGCCAATACTGAACATTTCACGGTAGAAAGCGGATCGTGCAGCCATATCACCACGGAGCAGGTCGTCCATTCGGTACTTGAAGTACATATTCGCCCTGTTTCCTGAATTCAAGAGTTTTCGATCCATTTCTTGTTCCAAACGAGTAGCCCACGGAGTCAAAGTGTGGCGCGTAAATTGAATGGCCTGTTGCTCCGTGTTCGAGTAGGTTGTTTGCGTATCCAACCAAATCAAAGCCGGCGGAACGCCGAAAATTCGTGCGATTTCTTCGGCTTGGAACTTCCGAGTATCAATGAATTGAGCCTCATCCGGAGAAATTGAAACGCGATTGTACTTGAAGCCGTGTGACAGGATCTTTGTTCCTGCTTCGCCCTGACTACGCCACGACTGAATCACTTCTTTCATTTGTTCAGCGCGTAACGGAGCGTCAGACGACATAATACCCGACATCTGACCGCCGTTTCCAAAGTATTTGGATCCGAATTCCATTGCAGCCTGTGTCAAACCGAGGTTTTCTCGGTGCAACGCAATTGGTGACATCCGGTTGAGGTTGCATATCTCGAGCATGTCCATCGGAAAGACGTTTCCGTGTCCTTGGACGTAATACACCTTTTCTCCTTTGTATTCACGCTCGTCTACGTCATCCTTGGGCACAACATACATTTCGACAGCATCACCACGGTTATTTCGCAGAATAATCGCCCTACCAACGCCCTGAATGAGGGCGTGAGAGATGAGGTTCTCGAAAAACTCGAAACTCGTCTGGTCACGGTTAGGATTGCGCCGTACCAAATCGTAGGACGGGTGAAGGTTTGCTATTTCAATGTTTCGTCCTTGATTCTCGTAGATTTCGAGCCGAAGCCCTGCTAATGACGATGAAATCCGCTGAACACAGGCGTAAACTGCCGAGATTCCCATCGCATTTCGCTCGCTGACGTAGGATCCGCTGTTCGTGAGTGTGTTGATTCCGAGATACCGTTCCACCTCTTGAGAATCGTACTTTCCGATCCTCGAACGACTGAATACGTCGCGTGCTGCTTGCAACGCTTGCTGAAATACGTTTGCCATGAACAAAAATTTGGTTACAAAGTAAACACTTCTAGGCTAACCTCATTTTCGGTGTCTTTCAGCATTTCACCGAACGCCATTATTGAAGCAACTACGCCATCGACCATTTGGCCTTGTCGCGTTTTGTTTTTGGTTACTTTGATATTGTCTGCCGGATCCCTATCAATTCGCGTGCATCCAATTTGCCACCGAAGGCACGAGTTGCCACCGTGAATTATTTTGCCCTCAATCATTGCCATTTCAACCCGTTTTGTTGGGTACGACATTTCGTAGTAGCCTTGACCGAAAGGTGACATAGCAAAACCTGCATCAACGAGTTCCGTTACGATGTACGGCGAATACTTCCGGTCAAACGCGATTGATTGGATTGGAAACTTCTCTCGTTGGGCTATGATGTATTCACGGACGTGATGGAAACTCGTTACGTTGCCCGGCGTGATTGTGACATCACCTTTCCTAGCGAACTCTTCGTAATCAACGCCGTCGGCGTTTTTCTGTTGGGCTCTTTCTTCGTTGACGAATTGATGTACTCGCAAGTAATACCTATCGTCGGATTCGCGCCAAAGCATTGCGAAAGCGGTCAAATCACGGGTTGCAGCCAAATCAAGACCACACCAACAGTCCAACGTAGCCAAATAATCATCGGGCGGTAGAGGATCCTTTCCTCTCATAAAGTCCGCGTCGTCAAGCCAAGTTTCTGAAAGCGAAGTCCAAATGTTCAAATGCAACCTTTTGAATTTGGATACGTTGCTCGGGCTGTTTTCCGCTTCTAGAACCTGCTGTTTGAAGTAATCTGCTTTGCAAATGGTGCCGAAGCCCGGGTTGGCTTTTTTCCACGTGTTTTCATCTTTCCAATCATCGTCCTCACTTGCGTTGTAGATTATTGGTAGAAATGTTGGATCCTCAATCTCACCACGCCGAACCTTCAAAGCATATTCGTGGACTTCGTAACAAATTGAATTCATATCGTGCCCGGCTGTGGTTAGCGCAACGATTAGTGGCTGTTCACGAGAGGCAATCGAAGTTGTCAATACTTGCCAAAGGTTGGAATCGGGCTGTGTATGTAACTCGTCAAAGATTACCGCAGAACAGTTGAATCCGTGTTTTGTACGTGCTTCTGCCGAAATGCTTTTGTAGAAACTTGTTTTGTACTTGATTTCGCTGTTGTACACCCGTGCAGCCGATGAAAGCGATTTCGATTGGTGAACCATCCCGGCTGCGATGTCGTAGACGATTCGAGCCTGATTCCTATCACCTGCTGCAGAGACGATTTCAGCACCTACTTCGCCATCAGCAAACAACATATACAAAGCGATGCACGCCGAAAGATTGGACTTGCCGTTCTTCCTTGGTATCTCGACATAGCACGTCCTGTATTTCCTTTTGCCGTCGGCACGTTTCCAACCAAACAAAGGATAGATGATGTCGTGTTTCTGCCAATCTTCGAGCAGAAATGCACCTGAGGATCCTTTTACGTGGGAACAGTATTTCTCTATAAACTTGACAACGCGTTCAGCCGATGCTTCGTCAAAGTAATCACCTTCAGCGTGGTTAATCGGTAACGAAATCGAATCCAAAATCGGTTGTTGCATTTTCTTGTAGCCTGTCAATCAGTACCGACATCCTTTGCCGTAGTTCTTGCAATTGTGAATACTCAGGGCGCGTCCTGCTGTACACATCACCACTCTTTCCTACCACCTTGTATGTGGGTCCGCTTGCATTGATAAACACTTGCAACTTATTGAGTTCAACAGCCACACAGGCCATGATTTCGATCCTAGCTAAATCGGTTTGCTTCAACTCCTTGTAACGCGACCAATCATTCACCAACTCGTCGTATTTGGCGCGTTGTTCCGGTGACATATATGGTTTTGTTTCGTCTTCCATTATCTGTGTTATCTGTACTTTGACCCCTTTTGGTTT